GGAGAGGTGGTTGGTATCACAACCCCACATTGGATGTGAACACCCCACAATGTAGACATATTTGGGTTCAACAATTATTAAGGAGGATCAAACGATGACCAATTTTGTATATTTCATTTCAACCACTTATCTCAAGGACAACACCCCTTTGAATGAGAATGTTGATGACAAGTTGCTGAAATCAGCAATCAAAGAAGCTCAAGAAATCTACATCCGTGATGTGATTGGTTCAGGCATTTACAATGAGTTGCAAGTACAGGCATTCGCTGGAACATTAACCCAGTTGAATACTACCCTTTTGGATTCATACATCGCACCTTGTTTGAAGTATTATACCTTGACCGAAGCAATGCTTCCAATGACCTTCAAATTGATGAACAAATCGGTTGCATCTCGTGAGAGTGACAATGCAAGGGCGGTATCAGTTGAGGAAATGACAATGATTGAAGGTCGTTATCGTGATAAGGCTGAATACTATGCCAACCGATTGAGGGATTATCTTCGCACATATACCAATGATTATCCTTTGTTCTTAAATCCTGGCAGTACCTTTGATACAATCCGACCAAAGAACACCGCTTTTGTAGGTGGCATTTATCTTCCAACTTCACAAGATTGCTTTTGGAACTATGACTTCCCCAACGAGGACAAATAAATGGCAAAAGAACAACGAAGCCAAACTTCTCAAATTTCTCAAGAATGACACTAAACCAAATAATCCAAAAGATTCAAACGGCAGCCGAAAGCCATAAGATGGTGCAAAAGTTTGGCGTTGGTCAGCAGTCAAATATGACGGTTGAGAATGTTGAATTCTATCCGCTTGTTTGGTTGTATCCTGATGGGTTCAATTTGCAGTCCGGTGGAATCTTCATAACATACAACTTCGCATTGCTCGTGATGGATCGTGTATTTGAAAGCGAATCAAACACCATTGAAGTTCTTTCGGATACCGCACAGATTATGACCGACATCTTTGCGTTGATTGAGGACAACACCCAAAACGATGAGGATTTTGAGATTGTGATCAACGGCAACGCATCTCCTTTCTACGATTCAAAAACTGATATTCTCGCTGGTTATGCAATCAACTTCCAAGTCCTCACTCCTTATCTACACAATACTTGCGTTGTTCCTGTTTAGTTGGTTGTGGGCTTTCTTCAATTATGATGAACCAGTCCGCTATATCAAACCACTAAATGTTGAGATGCACGAAAGGATTATTGAAAAAGAGAAGATCAAACGAATCACACTACTGAAAGAACTGAACCACTATGATACGATTTTTCTTGATACTTTTGATGCTACATCTTCAGGGCTTGAAGGGGCAATCCGTCTCCATAGATTCTGCGACACTTCGGGTTGCGAATAGTTATCTTGTCAAGGGTGCGATTGCGAGGCAAAAAGTTAGCCAATTACTGAAGGTTGTTCACTCGGATTCCATCATTATTGCCGAACAAGATTCAGTCATCACCAAACAAAAGGTAAACATCGCATATCTGGATGCGGAGAATGATTCACTTGTGAAGCAAAATAAAGCCATCTCACGCACTTTGTCATTGTTTAAGAGTATAAGTATAGGTTTAGGAATTTTAACGCTTGTGGGATGGCTACGATAGACATTAACAAACTGCCCGATGCACTTGATACATATTTAGGGGATGCTTCCGAAGGCTCACTCCTTCAACAAATCATTGTTGATTGGTGGAACAAGAAGGTGATTCCTCCGATTTGGGCAAACCTTGACAACAAAAACATCAATGCGTCTTCAGTTCTTCGCCAATCTTTTGTCCCAGGAGAGATAACCAAAACGCCAACATCCATCAACACCATCCTTCTCGCTGAAGATTACTGGGAGTTCGTGGAATACGGAAGGAAGCCAACAAGAAATGGTCACACGGAAGGCACTCCGTATCTATGGCAGTCAATCAAAGAATGGATGGCATTCAAAGGAATCAAGCCACCACAAACGATGACCTACGATTCAATGGCAAAGGCTATCGCAAACAAGATTCACCGCAGAGGAACGAAGGCACAACCATTCCTTGAGGATGCGTTCACGGAATCAATACAGATGGAATTGGTGAATGAGTTGAATGCTCGTTTCGGAGATTTGATATTCTCGGAAGACATAAAATTGTAACAAAAAGAAAAGTTTATTTGCATTACTGATAAGTTTATTTTACTTTTGCTCTTGTTATGGATTACAACAAAGCAATTGAAACAATTAAACTTAAACGCAGACAAGGGCTATTTCAAATAGTCGCTCGTAAAACTGGTGTATCACTTCCAACGGTAAGAAAGTATTTGGTTGAGGGGAACATCGTTTCACCCAAAGCCAAAGCCGTCATTGAAATTGCATTGAGGGAGGTGAACAATGATTGAAGCAACAATCAACGGATGGATTCTCACAATCGGTGGGGATAGGTATGTCTACATTGACAAGCAAGTTGATGACTATTTACTTGAGAATCACTTTGATGAACTTGAACCATACCTGATCAAGCGAGATGTGTACTTCGGTGGATGCGTTGAGACCAACTTGGTCGGCATTGAGACGGAGAGATTCTTTTTCCTTGAACCCGACAAGTTTACAGTATTATTTATGCTCGGACACAAAACAAATTTCCTATGAATAAAAGCGAATCAATCAAGAACATTGCTGGTGCGTTGGTAAAATTCCAAGCATCGGTGAGCAAGGTAGCAAAGGAAGCCAACAATCCTTTCTTCAAATCCAAGTATGCGTCATTGGCAAACATACTGGACACAATTCAAAAGCCATTGAGCGAATGCGGTTTGGCAATCAGTCAATTTCCTGATGGGAACGCACTCACAACCATTATCCTTCACGCTGATTCAGGTGAATGGATGGAATCATCCTATGTGATGCCGGTTGCAAAGCAGAACGATCCACAAGCAATGGGAAGTGCAATGACCTACGCACGGAGGTATGCACTTGGTTCAATCCTAAACTTGAACATTGATGATGATGATGATGGTGAGAAAGCAATGGGAAGACAGATTCCAAAGAAAGATGAACTCACACCAAAGCATCCATCGTGGGCGAAAGCAGTTGAACACTTGAAGACGGGCGGATTGATGACCGACATCACAAGCAAGTTTGAGGTATCTCCGGTCAATATGAAACTTTTAATCGGTGAGAAATGAATAACACACATCCAGTTATTCACACTTCTTTGAACGAAGAAGATTGGCAGAGGTTGAGAAGTTCACGCTTCACCGCTTCCGAAATTCACAAACTGATGGGAACTCCGAAAAACAAATCGGAGTTCTTGTCGGAAACTGCCAAATCATTTGTCTTTGAGAAGGCAGCGGAATACTTAACCGGTGCGAAATCGGAGATCTATGGTCGTGCTTTGGATTGGGGAAAGGAACACGAGAAAGAAGCCTTCCACTATTTCAGCCAACAGACCGATGAGTTCTTTACTTACTACGGTGCAGAGACATACACATTCATCACTTATGGTGAATGGGGTGGATATTCACCTGATGCACTTGGTCACCAGTTGGTAGAAATCAAATGTCCTTTTAATTCAGGCAACCACCTTCAAAACTTCTTCATCAAAAACAACGAGCAGTTGAAATCAAAACGCACGGAGTATTTTTGGCAGATGCAAATGGGGATGATTGCAACCGGATTGGAAGAAGGTTTGTTTGTCAGTTATGATCCACGGATGCCCATCGGCAAGAAGCTCACAACCACTCTTATCACTTTGGAAGAGGACATCCAAGAGATTATTGATGAAAAATTGACCTACGCTGGGGAGTTGTTTTTGTCAATCACAAAATAAATCGTTCATTCACAAAGCCAATTAGAAAATAAATTTGCATAAGTGAAAAGAATGTTGTTAGTTTGAATCACTATGAAACACACAATAACAAATAACAGAAACACAAAAGCAGTAAACATCTCTACTGATGCTACTGGTAATGTCCGTGCCTTTTATGTTCAATTCACTTCTAATGGCGAACAAGTGTTGCAATCAAAAGATTTTGCAACTATTAACAATGCTACAAAGTGGGCAAACAAAATTTTGAATTGATATGGCACTTGACATCATCTACCCAATCGTTTTAACACCCATCGTTTTTGCGGTGGGTTACTCTATCCATTGCATCAAGAAAGCAATGAACAAAGAACTTCCTGAAGCCAAACCATACCAGTTTGAACGGGATCAGTACAATCCGGAGTTTGACCAATTCAGT